TTCATCTTCAGCACGCTCCCAGCGGTATCGTATGGGGGCAGTGGAACCCGATGATGATGACAGGGGCGCAACTGAAGGAGCCTCAAACACCTTCCCGTCCTCCAAGGCGGCGCGCATAGCCTTGAACCAGTCTTCACCACTCTTATTCTCAGCCTCTTCCTCCTCGGCAGAGGCTTTTTTCGCTGCTTCCATCAATGCTTCATCGACGACTGGTTCGTAGCTGGGAGCCTCCTCCTCCTTCTTCGATTCATCCTCCTCCTTTCGCCTGCTGGGACGCTTTCTTTCGAGTTGGCCAATTGATCGTTCATGCTTCTTCATCGAGGTCTTCAGATACGCAACATCACGCTTGAGGTCATTGATGGTTCTCAAGAGCAAAGCCACCCGGTCCTCATCCTCCGGGGGAACCCAGTCACACCCACGCCACTGCCGATGAACCATGTCATAAACTATAACCTGGGACTTCTTGTTCCTCATGGAATTGAAAGCCCGGATCGCACGGCCAAGCTCACAGGCCAGATTCTCCCCTATGTGCTTCAATACCTCGGACTTGTCCGGGTCGGCATCGTGGCGTTGCGGTGGCATCAGTCGGAACATCGACCGAAGCGTGGAACCATTGTCCAGATAACTCATAGCAAGAGCAGAATGCGTCATGGACGATTCAGGGTCAAGATAAAGGAATGTTGATTTTGCAACGCACCCCAAAGAGTTACCATGCCCCCTGCTACTCTCCCTTAGAGGGAGACTTACACTCCCTCTAATAAGGGAGTTAAAAACCGCAAACGCCGCGACGCTTTTGGGGGACTTACGCCCCCCGCTGCGGCTGCGGTTTTTCAAAACCCTCCACTGATTGCGAAGTAGATAGTATGTGGTGGTGGATCGGGGATGTGGATTGCTGGAGCTGGGAGGGGCCTAGGAGCGCGTTTGATGCTCGGATGGAGTGTTGATAGCGGAGAGGGGGGTATGACTCTTGGAAACGAAAAGCCCCGGATAGGGGTCCGGGGGTAGTCTGGAAGGGGTGGAAGACGGGGATGATTGGCCTACTCCTTAACTCCTTTCGCCTTGGCGATGACCGCAGCTCTTAAAGCCCGAAGGTGTTGGTCGTTGTGGACCGGATATTCGTTGATCATCTTTGAAATGTCGTCGCAGAAAGAGTCGTAATTTATTTCAGTCCAGTCCAAATGCCCCGACATTTCCGCGTCGGCAATCCCAAGTGATGCGGCTGAAATCTTTTCAAACGTACTCTCACGGGAAGGGTTTTCGACCCGTGCGCAAAGATGACACGCGGCATAGGCGGATAAAAACCCTCTGGTCGAAGTCATTGCTGGCCTTTCGCCTTGGCGATGATGGCGCGAGCGTAGTCTAAATCGTCGTCGTCGGCCATTGGGTGCGAGAGGCGTTCCAACGCGGCGAGAAGATCGGGCGCGGCGGCGATTAGGTGGGCGTTGGCAAGCGGTACACTTTCGTCGTTGAATGGCATGGCGTTGACGTTGGCCAGAACTAGTGGCAATCCGCCGTTATTTAGAGAAGCGGAACTGCCATCAACTACTTGAACCTTCGAATGCCTCGAATCGAATTTGTTCTGCTCAAAATTAACAAGCCAAGGGCCGGGGGTGTGTTGAGTTTTCATCGTTGTTCTCGTTGTTCGCGGACCAACCTACCGCACCATGATCCTCATCGTCAAGAGGGAAAATACCGCACCATGAAGAAATCTGTGGACCGCATTCGGACCAATGTTTACGGGGGGGGGCCATCGAAATGCGTCAGACCGCACCATGATTTGCCGCTTTTCCGCATTTCCCGATTCCCGATTCTGGGATTCCGAATTCCGAAATCCGTATGGCATATGGGAATCCTGGAATACCGCACCATGAGATCGGGAGTCCGCGGGGCGCATCCTGGGGCGCGGTCGGGCGGATCCAGGTCCGGGTGTAACGGGGTGTGACACGGGATGTCCTACCTCGGACTGCTATGTAAATAGCGGGGTGGGACATTGGATGTCCGATGGGTCAAATCCTGGCGAAGTGTTAAATCGAAAGTGACCAGTGACCAGTGACAAGGAAGGAAGGAACCGATGGCCTACTCTTAAGCCAAGCGGCAAGCGGGGTTTGCCCTAGGAAGGAAGAAAGCGGCAAACGGGTGTCGGCACCCTATGGGCAACAAAAAACCCCGCAGGCGTCAACCTACGGGGCGGAGTGGGGGTGATTGGCTTACCTACCGTTGCCCGCAAGGGCGGAGAGAATGAGAAGGAGGGTGAAAAGCAGGCAAAGGGCAAGGTAACCTAGGACACGGAGTAGGGGTTTCAACGGAGAGTCCTCCCATCGATGACCTCGAGGCGCAGGCCAAGGTCCGCCAGCTTTCCTTCGATGCTCGGGCGCACACGGTCAGCGCACTCGGCGCAGAATACCTTGATTGAAACGTACTTCTCCCCCTTGCAGGCGGAGAACTCGGCGGCACGTTTCCAATCCAAGATCACCCCGCACTCGGGGATTGCGCAGAATATGGCTCGCCCCACGGAGAACTTGAAGGCGTTGCGTTGAATGGTTTCTTTCATGAGATCAGATGATAACGTGAGCGTAAGTCCCATCAGGCAGACAACCCGTGGCGAAAACTACGGGGGTTGAAAAGTCTTTTGAGAAGAGCTTCGCGAAGAGCTGGCGGGCAGTCTCACGGTGGCACTCGAATTGGTCGCAATCGTACCGGTAAGGCAGTGTTAAGGTTCCCTTTTCGCACGTTGCTTTGACTCGTGACCCACGGTAGTTAGTGGCGGGCAGGTATTTGGTTTGTATGGCTTGCATATTGTTTGATCGGGCACCAATTGCCCGCTATTCCCTACCGTTTCCGATAGGGAAGCGCGGAAAATTCAGGCTTCAACGAAGTGCGTTGCACCCTTTCCGTGTGGCGGAATCCACACGTTTTCCAATCCACCCCGCGCACCCGCACACAGAAGACAGACGGAACATGGGGTGCCGATCGCTTCACTGGCGCACAGGCTTTCGTTGGCTTGGGCTTCGGAACCCACGCGAAAAGTGCTCCAACCCATTGACCGAGCAATGACCAGTTCCGCCACGGAGTCAACCGAGGCCATTAAAAGGGTTTTCCACCCTTGGAGACTAGGTTTCCGCCATTGGTGGGTGTAGCCGGTGTGACCAGACGAAACTCCGGCGATTGCAAGGGCAAGGGGAAGGGGGATCCAAGTGGGATCGCCATATGCTCCGAAGCGGACACGTCGGCCGGTGAAACCCTCGAGACTACGCAAGGGGGGATAATTGCCCGCCCGCCAAGAATTCCATATCTGCAACGGAGCCTGTCCTTGGTTCACGTAGCATGTCCGTTCCACTCCAAAGCGACCGTCAACCTCATGACCACGGTGGCGGCAATTGCCGCAGATAATGCGATCAAGTCCGGTTTTAATCGCGGTAACCGGATCTTCCGCTTTGCACAGAATCCACACTTGGAGCATGTCGCCGGTTTTTCGATTGTCCGAAGGGGTTTCAAAGCCTGTCGCGATGATCACGCGCACGGAGTCTTCGTGAAGGACGTAGCCATTGCTCACAGATCACCCCCATTGACCACAGTGAAACGGAAGTTGTGACCGGTTGTTTCGTTGCGTCCGGTGCTGTAGCCAATGAACGCAGCAAACTCCACGATGGAAAGGTTGGGCACGTAAGAATCTTCCACAAGGGTCCGAACGTATCCACGGCGTCCGAATGCTCGGCGGGCGGCACGGCGGGCGAAAACCTCGGCGGCCTCGGCGATGCCGAGAGCACGAACGGGGCGGAAGCCGTTGCAACGGAATAGGATCACAGGGAACCTCCGACTAGGAATTCTGCGACGCAAAGCGCGAGGGCGGAGATTACGAGGAACGCTCCGATTAAGAGCGCAAGGGCGGTTAGGAAGGGTTTAAGGGATTTCATGAGGTTTTGTAGGCCAGTGATTGGGCCGTACGCAAAGGAGGCCACTGTTTCGCACGTTCGGCAACTCTAAAGTCAAAGAAAATAAATCCAAGGTAAGGGGAAGGGATGAAAGGGAAGGGAAACGAAGTCCTGGTCAAAGGGGGAAAGGGGAAAGTACCCGTAAAACGTCCTTCCGAGTACGTGAAAAAAAACGGGCCCGCTCCCAAGGTCATTGCTGATGCCGACTGGTCACGTGTCCTGGACGCAGCATCGCTCGGGCTACCGATGGAAAGGCTTTGGGCTTTATCCGGTATGACCGACAAGACATTCAACCGGTACTTGCTGCGGTACCCGGAACGGAAGGAAGCCATCGAATCAGCAAGGACAAGGGGAGAGTATGACCTTACAAGTACCGTGAGGTCATGCGGTAACGGCTGGCAAGGTAGCGCATGGTTGCTCGAGCGTACCCGTGGATATGTTGCCAGAGCATCACTCGAACATACCGGCAAAGGGGGCAAAGAGTTATCGGTAAGCGGCAATCTACTCGGCGCATTCGGTGGGCAATCTGAATAGGATAGGGAATAGGAATAAGAATAGTAATAGTATTAATCAACTATATGATCCATTGCTCATATTTAAATACAATAGCGGTACTACAATAGCGGCT